CCGCTTCTGGCTGGAGTGGCAACGCCGCCGCTTCTGGCTGGATGGGCAACGCCGCCGCTTCTGGCGAGAGGGGCAACGCCGCCGCTTCTGGCTGGAGTGGCAACGCCGCCGCTTCTGGCTGGATGGGCAACGCCGCCGCTTCTGGCGAGAGGGGCACGGCTACCGTCACAGGTCGCGATGGCAGGGCGTCCGCCATCGGGGAACAGTGCATTGCGGTGGCGTGGGGCCAAAATAGCCTCGCAAAAGGCACACTCGGGAACTGGATCGTGGTTTCCGAGCGGGGCAACTCTGGCGATATCGTTGATGCCAAGCTGGCCCGGGTTGATGGCGAGATTATCAAGCCGGACACTTGGTACACCCTGAGAAATGGAAAGATTATGGAGGCGGAGTAATGACTATCGTATGGATCTTCTGCTTCATCGGCGTGGGGGCATGCGTTTCCGGGCTGCTGAAGCTGGTGGACTGGATGGAGGGAAAGCGATGATTAACCGTCTTACCCCGCAGGAAATTGCGGACAAGCTGCGGAAGTGCGCGGACGAGACTGGAGCATGTAGCTCATGCCCGTGGGCATGTGGAGACGGTAGTTGTATCCGCTCGATAATGCGTGCAGCCGCTGATTCCCTCGACAACCAGCGCGCACACATCCAGGCCCTCATCAAGGCTAACGAGTCGCACCGCGAGATGGTGGCCCGCCCTGCGAAACGCTCTGACATGGTAGAATCCCTGGACGCTATCGAAACCGGCATGACCCGGCTGGCCATGTCCCGGGATATCTGGCAGAACGATCTGGTGTATACCCTGTGCCAGGGTGTACGGCTCCTGCTGGAAGATCGGGTGCGGAAATGAGCTGCAAGAGGCCAAACGTAGAGCACCGCCGGACGCTCATCCGGGAGTGCGGGATCTGTGGAATGACGTTTCCTACGACAGCCGATACGCCTTGGGTTCGCCAAGTTCCTCGTGACGGGATAAAGGCGGCTACTACATATTATTGCAGCTCAAAGTGCTTTGCCGCGTCGTACAAGCACATCGGATGGTACGACGGAAAATCCGACGAGCGCAGGAGAGACCGCGAACGGAAGCGCGATAACGCCGAACGGTGCCGGAGATACAACGAGACGCACCGCGAAGAACGCGCTACATACGCAAGACGCCGCAGGCAGGAAAACCCGGATCTGGTTGCTGCGGATAACGCGTACTACAAGAAAAAACGCCGTTTGGCGGAAAAGGAGGCCAGATGATGTACATCTGTGATGAGTGCGACGCTGTGTTTGAGGAACCCATCTGCAATGAGTGCGACGCTGTGTTTGAGGAACCCATCTGCAAACGAGAGTACTCTGAAGAATACGGAGACAGCATCGCGTACTATTGCCCTCGCTACGGGAAGGAGATTGGGAATCCGTATGAGTACACGGCTGACGAGTGCCCGGTATGCCACGGTTTCAAAAATCGGGATGACCGGGTGTGCCACAAGTGCGGCCAGCGCGTTCGTGGCCTGCTGAAGTTGTTCCTACACGATTTTTCGCGGGATGAGCGCGAGTACCTGGCCGACCTGATCGAGGGGTGCAACCTCGACCGCATGATCGTCGGGGCGGAAGTCCCCACGGAGTAACCCATGCACGAAAACGGAGTGGCCCACTATATCAGGGCGACAGTAGATATTTATTTCCCAGAGGGCGAAATGTCCTGCAAGCTCTGCCCTCTGCTGGAAACATACTCCCGCAACCAGTGCCGCCGGACGGGCGAGTATCTGCTGGACACGCGCGGGACCGGGGCATATTGCCCCCTGAAAATTCTGGAAGAGGAGGATGAGTATTGAACATCTATGAGAAAATCGCGGCCATCATGCAGGACGTGCAATATCTTGCAAAAGACGACCATGTATCGTTCGGCTCCACCAGTTATAAGGCCCTGAGCGAGGAGAAGGTCACTTCCATCATGCGGGCCGAGATGCTGAAGCACAAACTGGTTGTTTTTCCGATTTCGCAGGTTGCGAACCGCACAGGCAACATCACTCATGTGGACGTGGTGTACCGCATGGTGAACGTGGAGAACCCCGAGGAATCCATCGAAATCGCATCCTGCGGCGACGGCGCAGACACCCAGGACAAGGGGAGCGGCAAGGCCATGACCTACGCCTTTAAGTATATGTGGCTGCGCACATTCGCGCTGCCCACTGGCGAGGACCCAGACAAAATCTCATCTGCTGAACTGGACGCTCGTCAAGAGTCTTTTAAGTGCGAGAACTGTGGTGGAGACATCACGGCAACCACAAAACGCAACGGGGAGCTTTGGGAGGTCCCGGACATCGTTACATATTCCAAAAAGCGGCTTGGCCGACAGTTGTGCGCTGCCTGTATTAAGGCCGCCCTGAAAGCGGAGAAGCGCCCATGAACGATTTGGTTACAGAAATCGGCAACAAGAGCAGAATGCTGGATGTGGCCATTGCGGAACTGAAAAAGCGCGGGCAGAAATATGCGGAAGCTGAAAAAGCCTACCGCATAGCCCTCGCACGGCGCATCCTCGAGGAGCGCGAGAAGGGAACGCCGGTGACGATTATCTCCGATATTTGCCGAGGGTCCACACAGATAGCCGGTCTGCGGTTTGAGCGGGACTGTGCGGAAGTGGTGTACAAATCCGCTATGGAGGCAATAAACTCCATGAAACTGCAAATCCGGCTCATGGACAGCCAACTTGGCAGAGAGTGGGGCACCGCAAAATGAAACAACGCGCGTTTCCCCGGACCAAGGACATATCCGGGCAGCGGTTTGGAAAACTGGTAGCGCTATATCCCATCTCCCTCAAGGCGACAGGGTATAACACGAACTGGGTTTGCCAGTGTGACTGGGCCATAATTACCGGAATCAGCCCGGATTTAATCCGCAAGCGCTGGAAGGCTGGGTGGCCCATGGATGCAATCTTTACAGAAGTTGAAAAGCCGCAATTGTGCTGGGGCTGCGCCAAGGCATGCGGCGGGTGCTCTTGGTCAAAACGTTTTGATCCAGTCCCCGGATGGACCGCAGTGCCAACGCTGCTGTGCGGACGAATACCGTCGTACAGAATCACGGAATGCCCGGAGTTTGTATCGGACGGGACGGAGTACGATATCGATGAATGAAAGAAGATGTTTCCTGTGCGGTAGGAGCGGCGCACAGGACCCGCTGGAGCGTCACCACATTTTCGGGGGTGCTTACCGCGGCAAAAGCGAGAAATACGGCGCGGTGGTGTGGCTCTGCGGTGACAGGTGCCACAGGAACGGGAAGTCCGCCGTGCACCGGAACGGCGACCAGATGCGGCGATTGCGTCGGTACGGACAGCTGACGATCATGAAGGGCGAGGGCTGGACGGAGGACGATTTCAGGCGCGAGTTTGGAAAGTCATATCTATAGGAGGTAGAGATGGAAAAGAAATTGCTGTACACAAGAAGCGAAACGGCCAGGCTGTTGAGCGTAAGCGTTGACACGCTGGACGCCCTGCGGAACGACTGCGTTATCCAGGGATATCATGTGGCCCGAGGGAACCCTCGTATCTACTTTAAGGCCAAAGATCTGGAGAAGTTCATGGATCGTCTGGAGGTGGCAGAATGTTGAACAACGTTGTTATTATGGGCCGGTTGACCCGGGACCCTGAACTGCGCCGCACCCAGAGCGGCACCGCCGTCACCAGCTTCACCATGGCCGTGGACCGGGACTTTAAGTCCCAGAGCGGTGAGAAGGAAACGGATTTCATCGACGTGGTGGCATGGCGCAATACAGGTGAGTTTGCCGCGAAGTACCTTGCCAAGGGCCGCATGGCTGCCGTGGAGGGCCGCATTCAGGTCCGCGACTGGCAGGACAAGGACGGAAATCGCCGCAAGTCCGTGGAGGTGGTGGCCGATAACGTGTATTTCGCGGATTCCAAGCGGGACAGCAAACCCCAGGAGTCCCGCACAGTCGACGATCAGGAATTTGACGAGATCGAAGATGATGGAGACTTTCCGTTCTGACGGGGGCCCGCTATGCCGAATAGAATCATAAACGAGAAAATACGCACGAGCAAATCTATCAACCGTCTCACGGACTTCCAATTTCGCCTTTGGGCGTACTTACTGACTTACGTGGATGATTACGGGCGCGGGAGCGCGGACCCCGAAATCTTGAAGGGTTTCGTGTTTCCCCGCCGGGCAATCCGGGAACAGGATATTCAGAAGGGCCTTGATGCACTGGACCGCAATGGTAGCATTCTCCTCTATGAGGTTGCAGGAGAACCCTATTTTTGCCTGCCGGGCTGGGCTAAGTATCAGAGGATACAGCAGAAGAAAGCCAAGTTCCCCGACCCGCCGGAATCCGCAAATGTGCAGGATTCCATGGTTATCCACGGTGAGTCACGGTGTGTCACGGTGAGTCACGGTGAGTCACCGCCTGAATCCGAATCCGAATCCAATCCGAATCCAAGAGAGAAAAACGCGCACGCCGCGCGTTTCTCCCCACCAACCGTTGATGCTGTGGCGGAGTATGTCCGTGAGAAGGGCTATCACGTCAACGCAGATCGCTTTGTGGCCTTCTACCAGCAGAAGGGCTGGATGGTCGGCAAAAACCACATGAAGGACTGGAAAGCTGCCGTCCGCACATGGCATTACCGGGACAACCCAAAGCCGCCAGCGGAGCAGAAGTCCCCAAAATGGACGTACAACTCCGACACCGGCGGCTGGACGCAGGAGGAATGACGTATGCTGGACTCTCTCTACCTGGAGCAAAACGTCATTGGGGCGCTGCTCATCCAGCCAGAATGCTACGAAGCCGCCGCAGAGCTGTCTCCGGATGACTTCCTGGTGCCGGAATACGCAGAGCTGTTCCGGGCCATCCAGCGGCGGAATGAAGCCGGGGACCCAGCGGATGCTCCGTCCGTGCTGATGGACGCATCCAGCCGCAATGACAACGTGACCAGCAAGATCATGACGGACTGCATGGAGGTTGTCGTGACTACCGCCAACATCGACGTGTGGGTGTCTGGAATGCGGGATGCATCTATGGGCCGGAAACTCAGGGATTTGGGCGAGGAACTCCGGACAGCGGAGCTATCTCCGCAGGATGCGCTCAGAACGGCGCAGGAAGCCGTCACGGCGATTCAGGACGGCGCTGGGGTATCCGGGGGCCTGGAAGTCTCCGAGGCCGTGAAGTGCCTTAAAAATCGCGTTGACAAGGGGTTTGCTGGCGGTCCTCCACCATACGTCAAGACCGGCTTGCAGGAATTTGACCGATTGCTGGGCGGTGGGCTTATCAACGGCGGGTTTCACATCGTCGCCGCACGGCCCGGAAAGGGTAAATCTGCCCTGGCTATGCAAATCGCCCTCAATGCGGCAAAACGCGGCGTGAAGGTGCTGTATATCTCCCTGGAGATGTCACCGGACGACTGCACCAGCAGATTGACGGCCAACATAGCGGGGATATCCTCCCGGCTGCTGATGTTTGGCGGCACCCTGACGGAAGCGGAATACGCCAAGTACGCGGAAGCGTCCGCCAAACTGTCCGAGTTGCCCATCGTGTTCAACCGGCGGACGGGCATGGACATGCGGGCTGTCACGGCGCTGGCCTACAAAGAGCGACCGGGGCTAATCGTGCTGGACCACATTGGCCTGCTGGAGCAGGAAAACAAGAAAGCCACGCTCTACGAGAGCACCACGAAAAACAGCCGGTCGGCAAAACTGCTGGCCATGCGGATGGATATCCCACTGCTGTGCCTGTGCCAGCTGAACAGAGCCGGTGCATCAGATCGTGGCGGCGAGTTCCGGGCCACTATGGCCAACCTGCGGGAATCCGGCGCGATTGAGCAGGACGCGGACACCGTGACGCTGCTGCACCGCCCGTGCGAGAAGGAAGACCGGGGCGAATGGGACCCGGACATGCTGGAGCTATACCTGGACAAAAACCGACGCGGCCCCACCGGGATGGTGAGGATGGCCTATTTCCCCAACACGGGCCGCATAGTGAAGTGAGGGTGACATGAAAAAGATCGTTATTCCCCTGCCCCCTGTGACAAAGAAGAACCACCCCAGGCTCATCCGTGGACCTTACGGTGCGCCGAAGATCCTTCCATCCAGACAGTTTATGGAATATCAGGAATCGGCGGCATGGTACTGCCACGCGGACAAACCGATATCGGAGCCGGTAACGGTAAAATGTCTGTTTTACATGCCGACTCACCGGTGCGTGGATCTGACCAATCTCTTGGAAGCTATCGACGATGTGCTGGTACATACCAGAGTCCTGGAAGATGACAACAGTAACATCATCGTGTCGCACGACGGGAGCCGGGTTCTGTACGACAAGGAAAATCCCCGGACGGAGGTGTATATCTGCCGGTATGAATGACTTTGACTACGATTGCATGCAGAAAAAGCGCACTGCGCGAGGCGCGTTTGCGCATATCAGCCGAAAGCGCGGCGGGTGTACGCTGCCCAGCGACAACCTGACCGCGAAACAGAGAAGGGAGAAAAATGGAGAAGTGAAAAGCTACAACATCACCCGGCCCATGCCGTGGCCGGAGTTCAAGGCAATGCCGAAGGACCTGAAACGCGAGTTCTTTCGCAACATGCAGAGCTTTGGCGGTACCGCAAAATGGCTGGCGGATGAAATGGGCACGTCAGACATGACCGTAAGAGCCGCCGCAAAAGCCGCCGGGACACCGTTTTCGCGCGGAAATGGGAATTTGCCACTGTGGCAACGGAAGGTTGCAGAGTGGGCGAACGCCGAACAGCAGACTGCCGCAGAGACGCCCACTGAAGAACCTACGATTCAGGAATCCGGAAAGAGATTGATTCTGGAGCATGCCCGCATGGAGTTTAACTATACCAGTTTTACGGACCTGGAGATGTTCCTGCGGGTGGCGGTGCCGGAGAGCGGCAAGGTGACGGTGGAATGGTGAGACGATGGAAACATATCTGGAATTTCTGAAATCAAAGATCGTATTGGCCAAGAAAAGCGGATTCGACATTGCCCTTGGGAAGATCAACCCGGCCCTGAAACCGCACCAGCGGGATTCTGTGATTTGGGCGCTTCGCGGCGGGCGCCGGGCCTTGTTCCAATCCTTCGGCCTCGGAAAGACGGTGCAGGAAATCGAGTTCTGCCACCAGGCGGTGGCACACGATGGAGGCAGGGCGCTGATCGTGCTCCCACTGGGGGTGCGGCAGGAGTTTGCCCGTGACGCCGAAAAGATCTTGGGCTATCCGGCTCCGGTGTATATCACCAAAATGCAGGACCTGGCCGAAACGGGCGCGGAGATCGTTATGACCAACTACGAGCGGGTGCGCGATGGAGACATCGACCCGACACAGTTCACCGCCGTCGCCCTGGACGAGGCTTCTGTGCTGCGGAGTTTCGGAAGCAAAACATATCAAACGTTCCTGCCCAAGTTCCGGGGTGTGAAATATAAGTTGGTATGCACGGCAACGCCGTCCCCGAACCGGTTCAAAGAACTCATCCACTACGCCGGATATCTTGAGATCATGGACACCGGCCAGGCCCTGACACGGTTTTTCCAGCGCGACAGCACCAAGGCAAACAACCTTACCCTGTACCCGCACAAAGAAGATGAATTCTGGCTCTGGGTATCTTCGTGGGCGCTGTTCGTGGGGAAGCCCTCCGATTTAGGATATGACGATACCGGATATGACCTACCCCCACTTGACGTCCGGGTGCATATCGTTCCGGACGACTATGGCACAGAAACGGGCCGGGACGGGCAGTACAAGCTGATGAACGACGCGGCAACCTCCCTGGCGGAGGCCGCGCGTGAGAAGCGTGACAGCATTCAGCGGCGCGTCGCCGTAGCCAAAGGAATCGTAGACAGCGACCAGGAGGCGCATTTTATCTTGTGGCACGATCTGGAAGCGGAACGTCACGAAATAAAGAAATCCCTGCCGGAAACCGTGGACATCTACGGCAGCATGGATTACGACGAGCGGGAGCGCCGGGTAATTGATTTTTCGGAAGGCCGAACACGCCTGTTTGCAACGAAAAAGAGCCTATCTGGCTCCGGGTGCAATTTCCAGAGACATTGCCACCGGGCTATCTTCATCGGTATTGACTATGAGTTCAACGATTTCATTCAGGCAATCCACCGAATTTACAGGTTCCTGCAAACGGAACAGGTGATTATCGACATCATCTACACAGAAGCGGAGGACCCCATCTACCGGGTTTTGATGCAGAAATGGGCGCAGCACAACGAAATGCAATCCAGAATGCGGGAAATCGTAAAGAAATACGGGCTTTCCGGTGAAGCTCAGACGGAGAAAATGAGCCGGAGCATAGGAGTTGAAAGAGTGGAAGTAAAAGGCAAGAACTTCATCGCCGTCAACAACGATTGCGTCGAGGAGACGGCCAACATGGCCGAGAATAGCGTGGACCTGATCGTTACCAGTATCCCGTTTTCCAACCACTATGAGTACACGCCCAGCTACAACGACTTCGGACACAACGAGGACACCAAGCGGTTTTTCGAGCAGATGGGCTATCTGACCCCCAACCTACTGCGGGTGTTGAAGCCTGGGCGGGTGTTCTGCTGCCACGTAAAGGATCGGGTGCTGTTTGGCAACGCCACCGGGATGGGAATGCCAACCATGGAACCGTTCCACGCGATGTGCATCCGGCACTATATGCAGCACGGCTTTGCCTATTTCGGCATGATCACCGTTGTAACGGACGTGGTTCGAGAAAATAACCAGACATACCGGCTGGGCTGGACGGAACAGTGCAAGGACGGCTCCAAGATGGGGGTTGGCTGCCCCGAATACATTTTGCTGTTCCGCAAACTGCCCACAGATAAGAGCAAGGCTTACGCCGACGAAAAAGTGGCAAAAAGCAAGGACGAGTATACTCGGGCGCAATGGCAGATCGACGCGCATGGTTTTTGGCGTTCCTCTGGCGACAGGCTCGTTACCAAAGGCGAGATCATGGCCATGGATACCGGCAAAATCCAGGCGGCATACCGCAAATACAGCCGTGGCACGGTGTACGACTATGAAGAGCACGTAAAACTGGCCAAGGACCTGGACGCAGAGGACAAGCTCCCGGCCACGTTTATGGTGGTAGCCCCCGGAAGCTGGACAGACCAAGTATGGGACGATATCAACCGGATGCGCACCCTGAACACCACACAGAGCCAGCGCCGCCAGCAGATGCACGTTTGCCCGCTCCAGTTGGATATTGTAGACAGGCTTATCAATCGCTACAGCAATCCCGGGGAATTGGTGCTGGACCCCTTCGGCGGCCTTGGTACAGTGGCGCTGGAGGCCATGAAGGCGGGCCGCAGGGGCTACACCATCGAGCTTAACGACGGCTATTTCCGGGACGCTGTAGGATACCTGAAGGAGTACGAGCAGGAGGACATGAACATTTCGCTTTTCGACTTGATGGAGGAAACAAAATGATCTACGCCCAAGAATCCCTCATTGACGAGATCATCGTGGACAACTTCGCGGGCGGTGGCGGCGCGTCAACCGGAATCGAGCTTGCCACGGGCAGGCGGGTGGCAATCGCCATCAACCACGACCCGGAGGCCATCCGGATGCACCGCACAAACCACCCATACACCGAGCATTTGCAGGCGTCTGTATGGGATGTGGACCCGGTAGCCGAGTGCCGGGGCCGTCCGGTAGGGCTGGCGTGGTTTTCGCCGGATTGCAAGCACTTTTCCAAGGCCAAGGGCGCTGCACTGGTGGACCGCAAGATTCGCGGACTTGCCTGGATTACGCTACGCTGGGCGGCAAAAGTACGGCCCAGAGTTATTATCCTGGAAAACGTGGAGGAGTTCCAGACATGGGGCCCAGTACGAAAAGGAAAGCCGGTGAAGAAGCTGGCAGGAACGACTTTCCGGAAGTTTATCAGCCAACTGGAGGCGCTGGGCTACACCGTGGAGTTCCGGGAATTGGTGGCGGCGGACTACGGAGCGCCCACCTCTCGGAAACGCTTTTACATGATTGCCCGTTGCGACGGGAAACCCATTGTGTGGCCGAAGCCCACCCACAGCAAGACCGGCGCGAACGGACTGCCCAAGTGGCGCAGCGCGGCGGAGATCATCGACTGGAGTCTGCCCTGCCCATCGGTATTTGCATCCAAGGCAGAGATCATGGCTGAATACGGACTGAAAGCCGTGCGGCCTCTGGCGAAGAACACCATGCGGCGGATCATACGGGGCGTGGACAAGTTCACCATCCGCAGCGGAAAGCCGTTTATTGTACCTGCTGGCTACGGAGAGCGCAAGGGACAGGCACCCCGCGTACATGATATTGACGCGCCGGTTCCTACGGTGGTCGGCACCGGAAAGGAAAATCTGTGCATGCCGCTGCTGGCACCTGTGACGGTGACCAACACCAGCAACAGCGTGGGCGGAACGGTCGGGGAGCCGGTGCATACCGTAACGACCGCAGGGAATCAGATGCTGGTAACGCCGTTCCTTGCGGAGTGCAACCATTCCGGCGGCGGTCACATCGCGCCTGTGGGAGACGCATATAAAACCATCACCGCAAAGCATACAGGCGGCATTGTGGCTCCGTCCCTGATCCAGTACCATACAGAGCAGACGGAGAGTGTCCGGGCGTCCGGGCTGGGTGCGCCCATCAATACCGTGGACGCCTCCAACCGCTACGGCCTGACCTGCGCCAATCTGGTGGAGTATTACACCGGCGGCAGACCGCTGGACATTACGGACGCTATGCACACGGTAACAAGCCATGATCGTGAGGCCGTGGTGGCCGCTCACATTGCCAAGTATTACGGCGGCGTGGTCGGCGAAAAGGTGGGCGAGCCTTTGCCGACGGTGACGGCCATTGACCACAATGCGGTATGTGCGGCTCATGTGGTGAAGTTCAAGGGCGACGATGTGGGCACCTCTCCTGCGGAACCGTTGCCGACGGTGACGGCCAGCGCTGGAAAGAAGCGGGCGTGCAGCGGCGGAACATTCGCCGTGTGCAAGACCCATCTGGCGAAGATGCGCAGCGGCGACAACCTGGGGCACTGGCCGGAGATTCGCGCTCTGCTGAACGAGTTCTGCGGCTACACGCTGGCGGAGGACGAGGTGCTTCTGTTGGAGATCAGCGGCGCACTGTACTACATCGCGGATATTGGGCTTCGGATGCTGTCTCCCCGCGAGCTGTACAACGCGATGGGGTTCCCACCGGATTACATCATTGACCGCGATTACGAGGGCAACGAGTACAAGAAAAGTGCACAAGTGGCCCGCTGCGGAAATGCTGTGTGCCCGCCCATGGCAACGGCCCTGGTAAGGGCAAACCTCCCGGAGTGGTGCGGGGCGGAGATCACGACCATGGCACAGCTGGCGGACTGCGTGGCGGTGTGAAAGGAGGCCCCCATGAACCCATCGCGTAAAGAAATTGCCGCAACCCTGCGCGAATATGCAGAATGGGCCGATGCGAATATCTACGAAGTACCTATTATGCTGCCGGACGATTTGAGAACGGCAGCTGATATGCTGGAGAAAGGAGAATGATATGGACGCTGTGAAGTTTGTGGAGGAGCGACGTCGGATGTTTGCCGTGACGGGCGAAAACCCTAAGCACAGCATGTTTAACATGGGCACTCCGGCAGAAGAAGTGGTCCGAGAAGTGGAAGAATGGGCAACTGCGCACCCGCGCAAGACGAGGCAAAGCGTGTTCCTGGAGCAGTTTCCAAATGCGCCGGTGTATCCGAACACACATAATGTTGCTTTAGACCCATGCCTTGTTGATACAACGTTACGCGGACATTGCCCGACTGGAAGAGGCTGTGATAATTGCTGCCGCGAGTTCTGGATGCAGGAGGTGGAGTGAAATGGACGATATCACACGCCAGCCCTGGGCCGAATGGCTGGAAAACTCCCTGAGAACGGTAGTGGACATTGAACCGGTATGCCTGTGTATTGCAGGAAAAGCGCCGGATGGGACCGTTTTTACCGGATATTACAACGCCGATGCAACGGATAAGGCCGTGTTTGCGCACAATATCCAGAGCAATGTGACCATGGATATCATCCGGGAGAACATCGGGAAAATCAAGGAGATGCTTGAGGAGAATGACGATGGATAAGCTGAAACCGTGCCCGTTCTGTGGTGGGGACGTTCGCTTCGACGAGGCATACAGCTATTTCCGAGACAACATGATCTACTGCGACGGATGCGATATGGTATTTGCTCTGGACGATTGCACGGCATCTGACGATGATATCGTCAGAGCGTGGAACAGGAGGGCTGACAATGGCTGAATACATTGAACGGATTGACGCGATTAAAGCCGTAAATAAGCAAAACGCCTTTACCATGACGAGAGTGGCGTTAATTGATAGCCTCAATAGCATCCCCGCCGCTGATGTGGCCCCGGTGGTGTATGGGCTGTGGATGCCTATTCGCGAAAGCGAAATGACCGGATGGAACCCCGCAGTTGCAGGACGAGATCCGATTGGCGGATATATCTGCTCTGTCTGCAAAGAGGAGGCCGTTTATGACTGCAACGACGAGTTTGTTCTGTCGAATTACTGCCCCAATTGTGGTGCGAAGATGGACGGAGGTGCTGAAAGTGGCAAGAGGAGGGAGGATGCCCATGCCCAAGACTAACCCACGCAGAATACCCCGAACACAGGCCGACGTAGACAAAGCCTACAGCAACGGCATTGTGGAGGGCTTGAGCCGTGGCATAGATCTGATGCTGTATGTTCTGATCGATAAGCACGACGCGCCGATGAACGATGTGCAGCAGCTTGCCGGTGAATTGAACCACGCAGCTCAGTGCGTGGCGGAAGGGTACGTTACCTGGGCAGATATCCGGCAGATGCTTAAAGAATACGGCGTTGAGACGGCGCTGGAATAGGAGGTAAGATGAGCAACAAATACTCGCTCCCTTACGATATCCGCATGGAGTGTATTGCCTACGTCAGGGGCTATCCCCGCCGGGTCCGCGCGTACAATGCGGCCCGAGAAGAAGTGCTGGAGTCGTCGGCTTATGCCATGTCTGGTATGCCGCATAGCCCCGGCGTCAGTAGGATAGCCGAACGCAAGGCGGAACGGCTGACGATCATTGAGAGCTGGCCGGAGACGAAGAAAATGCGGGCCGTGGAATACGCCATGGACAACGTAGGCCGGGATATCGCCAACGAGAACGTGCGGCGCAAGTTGGTATGGGCGATCATGCGAAACTGCGACAGTCAGAAACGATACCCCATTGAGATGATATCCCCGGCCGGGATAAGCCCACGCACATTCCGGCGGCAAAAAGATAAATTCCTGTGGCTGATTGCGCAAAACGCAAAAATTATTGAAAATGTGGCCCCAAACCACGTTCCAGGTGGTGTAAAATAGTATCATCGGAGAGTGGAACCAATCAGCCCACGACCCGAAATTTCATTTTTATCCTCTTTTTTCTTTCCTCCATAGGTTAAGGCACAGCCGGTAATGGGTGCTTCCGCGCAAGCGGCCCCGCAAGGGCGTTACCGGCATGCAGACACTCACGGGATATCTCGCGGGTGTCTGTTTTTATGCGGGTGTAGCCAAAAGGTAAGGCACGGGACTTTGACTCCCGTATGTGCTGGTTCGACCCCGGCCGCCTGCGCCAAACTCTAAACGGAGTCACCAACGGAGTATAAACAAGTGGGGTAACCGTGGAAACCGGACATATATGCGGCATAGGTACCCCGTAGTGGGAGACCACAGCGAGTGACGGGGGCTTCCCCTGAAGCGCTAAAGCAGGGCAGGACTGCAATGCCGCACCAACCACACAAGCGGGCGAGGAAGCGCGAGAAGTTAAGTACGCACAAGCTATCCGGATAGCGGCGGACAGTTAATCCGCAAAAACAGTGCGTGGCTGATGAAAGGGCGCAGCGCGGTGTGGTACCAGAGGCCGGGTAGCGCCCGGACAATGTGAGACCGTCCGGCATGGCTCACATGCAAATGACAATGGCCGCTGAAAACTGCCGTGGGGATGCGTCCCCGTTGCGATAGCCAATGTGTGGCCGCTTGAAATGCTTGCGGGGCTTCAAGCGCGCATGAGGCGTGACAATCTAAGCGGCAAGCCGAGCAAATGCGGGCGTAGCTCAGTCGGCAGAGCTTTATCGCGTGAAGGGATATGCGATTGAATACCCTTGGTCGCTGGTTCGACTCCAGCCGCCCGTTCCAAGGGGCGTGGTGTAACGGTAACACGGCGGTCTCCAAAACCGCAGATATTGGTTCGATTCCACTCGCCTTTGCCAACAACGGGGGCCCCCGACCGGACGAAGAGACGGTGTGATGAAGCGGGAGCCCCCCGAGTTTCTGCATACCACAGATCCTCTGCGGGCATACAGAAACACATAGGAGTGCCCAATTGGGCGGGTGAACTTGTGCCATACATGGCGCAGAGGTGGGAGCGCGGCACATAAACAGGAGGAGCCATGAAAATCATTAAGCACGGGAACCAAGATAAATTTGCCCGGGCAGAATGCCCAACGTGCGGGTGCATATTCGAGTTCAATCTGAGAAACGAAGTTCAATACGTGCAAAATGTTGAGCACGACTACATGACCGGGAGAACGATTGTGCGACCGGCAGATGCGTATGTCAGGTGCCCGGAGTGTAACGAATTTTTTGAAATCATCCCAAATATGTTAAGACGGGAAGAAGGTGACATAGATGGCAAGTAAAATCACGCAAGCTATGAGAGAGCAGGTCCTTGCCGACTATGACGCATGTAAGCATATAGCGACTGTGGCAAAACAAAACGGGCTTTCCGAGCCGACTATCCGCAAGATCATCGTGCAAGAACGCGGAGAGAATGCCATCTCACACACCAGGGGTGCGGCATCAGCGTCTGTTACGGCCAGGTGTACTGCAACAAATGAAGAGATCTCGCAAATTGTTAGGGAGTCATTCCAATACTTCAAAAGGTCATGCGTAAAAACTGATGAGGAATGCGCCGATAAGCTTAACGACTATTTCAAACAGTGTGTAGAGGAAGGACAAATCCCCACAGTGGAGGATATGTGCCTCGCTCTCGGTGCCGTAACTCAAACGGTTTTGGACTGGCAAAGGGGATCGTTGGGCCCCGTGAGGGCTGGCATGATAAAAAAAGCCAAACAAATTTTGGCCGGAATCGATGCAAAACTGGTCTCACAGGGGAAAATTCCGCAGATTACGTACATTTTCCGCGCGAAGAACTTTTTCGGCATGACCGACAAACAAGAGGTCGTTCTCACGCCCAACAATCCCCTTGGGACAGAAACGCCGCCCGAAGAACTTCAGAAGAAGTACATCGAGGCGGCGTCTTGCGACTATGAAACCTGATTTTCTTAGCGACTATTCAGCAACTTTCAGAGTAGGGGCAACGACTTTCCCGGGATTATACACGGTTTAGCGACTATCAGCGACTTTCGCGCAAAATTGGGCGACTTTCGCAGCGACTTTCGGCACGAAGCTGCCAGATTGAGCGCATGCGCACAGCCGCTTGCCCCAATCCTCGTCGTTTTTGCCCTCCACGCCCTGAGCCGGATAGCGCACTGTATCGCCCGGGGTTAGGCCCTGCACCACAGCATCTCGGGGCCTGTCAATACGATTTGCGCCGTTGCCGTGTCCCCCAGCCCAGGAAGCGCCCGCGCCGCCACGATCAGGCCGGGAAAAGCAGGGCAGCCACGCGCCGCGCACAGCGTGTTGCATTGGCGGTGGTATCCCAATACCGCCAAACAGCGAAAGCCCGCAAAACGCCAATAAAACGCCCTTGCGGGCAGGGCATAAAATAACCGCCCCGGAATAGCTCCGGGGCGGCCTGTTACCTTAGCAGCACACATCCGCTACCTCGCGACCCAGCACGATGAGGTCCCACAGCTCCAGGCCGAGGACCCCCCAGATGGAGTCGCCAACGTCCTCCACGACCTCGCCGGGATAGATGGACGCATCATCCATGTCACCGACATTGACATACCAGTGCATGCCAACGTCGATAGCATCGACGTCCACGTAGATGCGGGTGCCGAAGTTGCCGCAGCTCTTGTCGTCAACTTCGACGCAGACAATCCCGTGGTCCGTCTCCAGCAAATAGCCGCTATACGGCTGAGAATACCCGCCGCCGTCGTTGGATGTCGCGGCATTGGCATGGGGGTTGGTTTCCCACGCCCATGCCGATACAACTTTGTACAATGGTGATTTTCTGGTTTCGGTGATGATTTCCATTTCCTTTTCCTTCTTTCACCACACCAGATCTGCGGACGCAACCAGCGTCCGTTTTTCCCCGTCCACGACAATGGCTGCCGGGGCCGCCCAATCGCAGGCGTCAGACTCATCGTCGGTCTCGGGGTCATACCCCTCGCGAGGCCACCAATAGATGGTGTACTCGATGCCGCTATCGTCAGCGCCGCGACCTTCGAAAAAGTCGCCCTCCATGGCGTAGACGGACGGCTTGCCGTCCTCGGTCGGCAGGCGGACAAATCCGCCGCTGGGATACACGTTCTTGATTTTGATCTTAAACATTTCATGGCCCTCCAACAAAAATATTTTGACTCCCAAATGATTGACAAGCTACTTAGATTTGCGGACAACGTCGGCCAGGACGGCCAACGGAAACCAGATGATTAGCAGCACGACAGATAGCAATCCGGCACCCCCTTAACATATCGATTGTACCACATCCGCTGGAGCGGGTCAAACAAAAGTAAAGCGGCGGGCCGTTGTCATTTTGGTGTATCTGGCTGCGATCTCCGGCAGATCTTTTTTCAGCGCGGTTGTGTCCACTCTGGAGGAGGTCACTGCCTTATAGGTGGCCTTGTGTTCTGACCCCGCCAGGGATTCCACCCCGGCGACGGTCATGCGCGCCTTGAGCTGGTCTTTGAGGATCTCCACCATTGCGGCGGCTTCCTGCTGAATGCGGATATACTGGGCCAGTTCGGCCATGGTGGTATCAAGATTCATAATGCCTGCACCTCCTGCCGGGCGGCCCGGATAGCTCCATACATCCGGCGGAAAGCCTGATGCAATGCCCTGGCCTGCACATCAAGCCATTCTTCCTGGCTGTTCGGTCTGCGCTCCCCGTTACGGGTGCGCTTGAGCTCTGAGGGGGTGCAGAGGGCGGCGGCGATGTCCCCGTCATACACAAGGGCAGAGCCGCCCCAGCTGTATTCGCCCCAGTTGCGCGCCCCATTCAAGGCCGCAATCTGGCAGGCGGTGCAGTTTTCCAGGGCTTCGCCGGAGATATAGCCGCCCTTGTAGTAGCCCGCGAGCTGCTGGAGCATGTCCACGGCGTACTCATTCACGCCCCGGCCCCATGCGCTGCGGTCCTTGCGCTGCTCCAGCGTCTGCATTGCCTGCGCAAATACTGTTGTATAATCCATTGTATTACCTCCCGGCCTTACTGGCCTATCTCTTGACCAGGTAGGCCGGGCGTGGTACACTGTACGCGCTGGGCCTCTGGTCTGGTGTGGGGAGCGTATCCGCATTGCTTGACCGGCGGCGGGTGCGCTCCTCTGCTGTACGGATACTATTATACCAGATTATGTGTAATTGTCAATAGCAAAATCATGATTTTGCGTAATTTGCGGAGACGGGGCCACGCGCGACATGACCGGGGCGGGGGATATCAAAGGCGGGATCGGGGCCGGGTAAGCCCCAAAATGCCCGCAAAAAATAAAAGAGAAAAACAAAAAGGCGGCTTGACATTTACGTTTACTGTGTGATACAATAACCGTAGAAGCCAATCCAAAATTGGATTGACCCCAAAGGAGGAGAGCCGTATGAAAAACGTGGTTGCATATATCCGCGTGAGCACAGACGGGCAAACCGGAGAAGATAAGTTTGGGCTGGACGTGCAACGTGAACAGATAGAGGAATACTGCCGCAAGAACGACATGAACATCCTGCGTTGGTTTTCCGACGAGGGAGAGAGCGGCGCAAAGTACCGCCCCGGGTTCGATGAGATCGTTTACGGAGAAGTGAACAACCCCCCTTACGAAGCTGTCGTAGTTGCGAAATCTGACCGAGTGGCCAGAGACATCAACATATACTTTTACTACCAGGGCGCACTGCTGCGCAAAGGCATTGAGCTAATCAGCATCTGTGAGGACTTCGGGCAATTCGGCGTATTTGCCGGAATGCTCAAGGCGTTCACTCTGACGTGCGCCGAAATGGAGAGAGACAACATCAACAAGCGCACGAGCGCTGGCAGAGCAGTTAAAGCCTCCCGTGGCGGCTATTCTGGCGGTCGAGCACCTATGGGGTATGAAGTTCGAGGTGGTGCGCTCTGCATCAACGAGAAAGAAGCGGCTGTTGTCCGGCGGGTATTTGAGCTTCGGGACGGCGGCGTGACGCTTAATGGAATCGTGGACAGACTCAACAAGGACGGGTATACCACCCGGAACGGGAAGCCGTTCGTTATCAGCACGGTGCAAAGTATCGTGAACAACCGGAAAACCTACGAGGGATTTTACCGGTACGGTAAAAACAAGGAATGGGTCAAGGGCCAACACGAGCCGATCCTGGCAACGGGCGCGAGATGAAGTAATTCCCCCGGCCACCCGGGAGAAAATAAATGTGGAGGAAAAGGAAAATGGAGGAGGAGAAAAAGCACAAAAAACTAAAAGGCTGGCAAATTGTACTCATCGTAATGGGCGCATTGATGGAGTTTCTGGCTCTGCTTGCGTCTATAGAAAACAGGGACCCCGAGATGTTTCTGGCATGGACATTCATGCTGGGCTTCCTGGGCGGAATTGCGTGGACAATTGTAAACGCGGTCAAGCGACGTAAAGTCGCAAATCCCTTAATTGTCACCGCAGTTTGTTTCTGCGCGTTCATCGCGGCGGCGCTAATCTTTTCTGATGGGGAGACACCGCCGGAACAGCCGGGCAAGCCCGCCGTTAAGGAGCCAACCAAGGTAGAAGAGCCGAAGCAATCAGACGAAGAAAAGCCCTGTGAGCACAAGTGGGTGCTGGTGGACAGCGTGGCTGCCACGGAAGAATCCGAAGGATACGAGGAATACAAGTGCGAGTCTTGCGGAGAAAAGGACATTAAGAAGACCCCGAAGCTCGAACATGTAGTTACGTTCGAGGAAGTCTACCGCGCGTATAAGGAAAACGAGCTTGCGGCAGACGAAAAGTATAAGGGCAATCGTTACAAAGTTACAGGGCAGATAGCTGGCCTTTCGAGCAACGGCTTGCTTAACCTGACGGGAGGCGCGACGCTGACTATGCAGACAAACGTTGGCGGAACGATCGTGATTTATATAGCCGAATTTGAAAAAGACCAAGAAGATGCGCTCAAGCAAATCAAGGTTGGAGACACGATAACGCTTGAGGGAACGTGTGGAAGCTCGGGGTATTGGTACGATTGTGAACTTGTAGGATAACCAAGTAAATAAAAGAGACGAGTTCTTTTGGGAACCCGTCTCTTTTTATGCAAAAATGGAGGCCACATGGACTACGCAAAACTATCAGAACGCATAAAACAGCATATTGCGCGGAATCCGTCCGACCATGTGCCGTACATGGACCTTCTATCCGTATGCCGACAACTGGAACCGGATGATTTCACCCTGGCCCATGAGCTGAGCAAGGATTTGCGAAAACTGAGTTCTGCGGCCCTGCACAAGTGCAGCGCAAATGCGGCGGATTCTTTGTTTGACGTGTACAAAAAGGCCATGTGCTTTGACGCACCGCACGATTTCGACACGTTTCTGCTGTACATCGAGATGAACCGCAAACCGGAGAAGAAGTTCTACGCACCCAGGCGACATTACCTGCGGCCTATAGTGGCGGCGTATCAGGAGGTTTTGGACGGAAAACTGCGGCTGTTGACGCTGTCGATGCCCAAACGCGCCGGGAAATCCCAGTTGGGAATCAATTTCGTCAATTTTCTGTCTGGGCGGGAACCGGACAAGTCGTCCCTAATGGAAGGGACGGGGGACGACCTGGTGAAGAGCTTTTATTCCGGGTGCCTGGAGTATTTGCAAACGCCGAATGAATATTTATTCTATGACGTTTTCCCAAATTCTCCGCTGGTGCAGACCAATGCGGACACAAAGATACTGAATCTGCGGTCAAAGTCCCGTTTCCCCACAGTCATGTGTCGATCTATTGACGCAAGACAAGTGGGATTGTCGGAGGCTACGAACGTCCTATATCTGGATGACTGCGTAGAGGGCCGCGAGGAAGCAAAAAACCGCCAGAGACTGGACGATAAGTGGGAAATTATATCCGGCGATATCCTGGGCCGAGCCATTGAGGGCACACCCATTGTCGCCACGGGAACCCGATATTCCCTGTATGACCCTATCGGCCACCTACAAGAGGAAGCGCAAAAAGGCGGCTGGGCGTGGAAAGCCATTGAAATACCGGCACTTGACCCTGTTACGGACGAGAGTAACTACGAATACGAACGGGACGGGAAAAAGGTGTTTACCACAGCGTATTTCCGCGAACAGAGGGAGCTTTTGAGCGCGGAACAGTTTGAAAGCGAATTTCAGCAGCAGCCCTTTGAAGCAAAGGGGCTGCTTTTTAACAAGGATGAGCTGAATTATTTCTTTGAACTCCCCACAGACCGTGATCCGGACGCCGTTATTGCCGTGTGCGACACCGCAGAAAGCGGAAGCGACAGCACCGCCCTTCCCGTTGCGGCGCTGTACGGGGATGAAGTGTATATCGTGGACGTGGTGTTTGATGATTCTCCGCCGGACGTCACAAAGCCGGAATGCGCCAGGTGCCTGATCGACAACCGCGTTGCGGACGCGCTGTTTGAAAGCAACAACGCAGGCATGTATTACGCCAGAGACGTTGCGGAAATCGTCCGGCAGCGTGGATATAGCGTTGGAATACGTACAAAAAGGACCATTTCCAACAAACAGACGCGAATTGAATTTGCGTCCGACAACATCAAGAAACACTTCTGGTTCAAGCATCCGTCCGCCTATAAACGGGGCAGCCAGTACTTCGATTTCATGAAGGAAGTCACCACTTACACCCGGAGCGGCAAAGTGCCGCACGATGACGCACCGGATGCTTTATCCCTGCTGGAGAACGAAATCCGGATGCGAGTGGGCGGTAAAGTGGAAGTGTTCAAGCGGCCATTTTAAGGGGGTGTGCCAATGAATCTTTTTGGTCGGAAGGTTATTTACACGGACGTTGAGCACGTCACCCGGGGAAACGTGGTGGATGTTTTGCAAAAGGCTATGCCCATCCACCAGATGAACCGGGCGGACATTGAATATCTTTACAGGTATTACAAGGGAGACCAGCCCATTTTGGGAAGGGTAAAGGACGTCAGACCGGAAATCAACAACAAGATCGTTGTGAACCGGGCGAACGAGATTGTTTCGTTCAAGGTTGGGTATCTTCTGGGTGAGCCTGTGCAGTACGTCAGCAGGGGGGACGATGAATCTGTCGCTGAGGGCGTGTCCAAGCTCAACGATTATGCGCTTTCGGAAGACAAGGCCGCCAAGGACAAGGAGCTGGCGGACTGGTTCCATATTTGCGGCACGTCTTACCGCATGATTCTGCCGGACAGAATGGCGGACGTGGAGGAAGATGAATCGCCGTTTGAGATTTTTACACTGGACCCGCGCAACACCTTCGTGGTGTACTCCAGCGGCTTAGGCCACCGGCCCATCCTGGGCGTGACATATGTGCAGAAAGAGGACAACACCGTTGTTTTCTGCTGTTACTCCGAAGACACATATTTCGAGGTAACGCAAACCTGGGATGTGAAAGCGGATCCGCAGATATTGGGCATCCCAATTATCGAATACCCCTCCAACGAAGCCCGGTTGGGCGCTTTTGAGATTGTGCTTCCCCTTCTGGACGCTATCAACAACGTCCAGTCCAATCGCATGGACGGCGTGGAGCAATTTGTCCAGGCGCTGATGCTGTTTCACAACGTGGACATTTCGTCCGAAGATTACAAGAATCTGAGGGCAGAAGGCGCTATTAAGTTCAAGGACATTGACGCGACGCTCAAGGCTGACGTTGGTTACCTGACGGCGGAGCTGAACCAGACGCAGACCCAGACTTTGACGGATGACATGTACGACACCGTTCTGACGATTTGCGGAATGCCGAACCGGAATGGAGGCTCCTCAACCAGTGACACCGGGTCTGCGGTCATTATGCGCGACGGATGGTCGTCGGCAGAGGCGCGGGCAAAGGACTCCGAACAGATGTTCAAACGGTCCGAAAAGCAGTTTCTGAAAATCGCCATCAAAATCTGCAATAATCTGCGGGCACTTTCGCTAAAAATGTCCGCCCTGGAAATTCGGTTTACGCGCCGAAACTACGAAAATATCAGCGAAAAGGCCAGTGTTTTGGTAGCCATGCTGAACAACGGGAAAATTGCCCCCCAACTGGCATTTACACACTGCGGCATGTTCTCCGATCCTCAGCTTGCGTACAAAATTAGCGCGGAATATGCCGAAAAGCAAGAAGAAAAGCAAGAAGAAAAGCAAGAAGAAAAGCAAGAAGAAAAGGAACAATCGACAGGGAAGTCGTTAAAACGCAACGGGGAGACAACCTCGAAAAAAACAGAAAACGGTGCGGAGGGAACCGCCGAAAAAACGCAGGAGGTATCAACATGAAAATCGACACCAGCAAAATCGAAGGTTACGCAGATATGTCCACCGAGGACAAGCTCAAGGCCCTGGAGGGCTTTGAGTATGAGGACAACGCCGCAGAGCTTTCTCGGCAGAAGAACGCTATTTCCAAGGCAAGCTCCGACGCCGCCCAGTGGAAGAAGAAGTACAACGACATGCTTTCCGAGGACGAGCGCAAGAAGCAGGAGCAAGCCGATAGCATTGCCGCCATGCAGAAAGAGCTTGACGAGCTGAGAACGGCAAAGACCGTCTCTGAGTACAAGGCCAAGTTTGTGGCGCAGGGCTATGCAGAAGATTTGGCAGATGACACGGCCAAAGCTTTGGCGGCTGGTGATTCTGCAAAGGTTTTTGCGAACCAGCAGAAGTTCTTGGACGAGTATGCCAAGAAGGTAAAGTCCGACATCCTCAAGGGAACTCCCGCGCCGCACGGCGGTGTTGGTCCCGTTGGAGTTGATTACGACAAGAAGATCGAGGAGGCGCGTGCAAGCAAGAACTATGCGGAAATCGCTTATTACACGCGCCTGAAGGCACAGGAAGAATCCGCAAATAACAAATAAAAGGAGTTAAGACATGGCAGATACTTTTGCTACCAGCTTTGCAACGCTGAACTATTCCGGCATGCTCTTTAACAAGGGCAATACCAAGACCCCCCTGAGTTCCATTATCGGTTCCCGGGCTAAGGTGACGAACCACGTAGAGTTTGTTACCGGCCAGGAGTACACCACCGGCGGCGGAGAACAGCCCGCCATCTCCGAGTCTGCGTCTTTGACCGCCCCCGATGCTTCCATTGTGACCCGGGAGCAGCAAACGAACGTTACCCAGATTTTCCATGAGGCTGTCGGCATCTCCTATGCCAAACAGTCCAATATGGGCACTCTGTCTGGCCTGAACGTGGCTGGTCAACAGGCAAACCCCATTAATGAGCTGGACTTCCAGGTGGCCGCCAAGATGCAGAAGATCAACCGCGACATTGAATACACGTTTATCAACGGCGTGTACAACAAGGCCACCGATGACACCAAGATCAACAAGACCCGTGGGCTTGTCACCGCAGTCACCACAAACGTCACGGCCATGGCCAGCAAGCCTCTGGGCCTGTGGGAAATCGCCGACATGGTGAAAAAGATCTATGGACAGAACGCTCCCACCGATGGTCTTTGCCTGTGGTGTGACGCTGTGACTATGTTCCAGATCAACGCCGACGCTGTTCAGAATGGCCTGACCGTGGTTCCCGTTTCGCGTGAAATCAACGGCATTTCCCTCTCCAGCGTGGTTACTCCCCTGGGCGTGGTGTATCTGTACCTTGGCGAGTGCCTGCCCGCTGGCACCGCTCTGCTGCTGAACCTGGACGTTATTTCCCCCGTGTTCCAGCCTGTACCCGGCAAGGGTAACTTCTTCCTGGAGCAGCTGGCAAAGACCGGCGCGGGCGAGAAGTATCAGCTGTTCGGCCAGATCGGCCTTGACCATGGCCCCGAGTGGTATCACGGCAAGTTTACCGGCATCGCCACCAGCTTTACCAAGCCTACCTACAGCCGCAGCGTGTTCATCGCCAACGACGCCAGCAATCCCGTTAACACCAAAGCTGTCACCGGCTGATCTGGGGGTATGAGATGCGCGACGAAGAAAAACTGGCCATGCTGGGAGACATGACCGGAGAGACAAGCGAATCGATTCTCTCTGCGTATCTAAATATTGCGGCCAGCAAGATTCTCCGCAGAGCGTTTCCGTTTGGGACAGATGCTACTGCTGTCCCTGCATGCTACGAGATCAACCAAATTGAGATCGCCGCATATCTCATCAACAAGCGCGGAGCAGAGGGGGAAACAACGCATAGCGAAAATGGCGTTTCCAGGTCTTATGAGGGCGGCGACGTGCCGCCTTCTCTTATGCGGGAAATCGTGCCGTTTGCGGCCACCATGTGAGGTGCAAGGATGAAAATCATGAACCGAAACAAAAGGCCGTTCTGGTATCTTTTGTACCAAGGGACAGAGCTTGGGAAGGACGCTGGTGGCTACGAAACCGGCGAAAAAAACGTGAAATATGCGGACCCGGTGAAAATGGAAGCCAATATCTCCCCGGCTGCTGGGTATGCTCAGATTCAGCAGTTTGGGCAGTTCATCTCCTATGACAAGGTGATTATCACAGATGATATGACCTGCCCCATCGACGAAAACGCAGTACTTTTTATCGACAAAAAACCAGAATATAAAGACGGGAAACCGCTTTATGACTACGTTGTAAAGCAAATTGCCAAGTCTCTGAATTTGGTTTCCATCGCCGTCAGCAAGGTGAATGTATCGTGAAAAGGACTGTAAAGACGGCACTGTCCGCTACGGGCATTCAACGGATGATTGACGTAGTCGAGGATTACCGGACATGGCTGGAGGACCGGGCGAATGTGCTTCTCCGAGAGCTTTCTTCCATGGGGTATGATATCGCATCCGCAAAATTTGAGTCTGCCGTATACGACGGGACAAACGACGCGAATGTAAAAATCGAAGAACGGGACGGACGCACGGCGGCGGTAGTAGCTGTCGGCGCGTCCGTCCTGTTTATTGAATTCGGCACTGGCGTTATGTACCCGGACAACCACCCGGAAGCCGCGCGAAACGGCATGGTTCGCGGCGCTTACGGAAAGGGTCACGGCAAGCAAAGGACGTGGGGCTACTACGGGGACCCCGGAACGAACGGAGTTGAGAAAACGAACCCAAAAACCGGCAATACGGTGGTTCTTACTCACGGCAACCCGGCCAACATGTCTATGTACGACACGGTAAAGGAGCTTTCAGACAGGCTCCCAGCCTTGGTCAAGGAGGTGTTCCGATGATCGACATTGAAAGCAAGGTGTATACGCCAATCGCGGAACAGCTCCGCGAAAAATACCCGGGTATTGACGTGGCCGGGGAGTACATCAATGCACCCCCTAAATTCCCACATGCCAGCATTGTGGAGCAGGACAATTACGCCGCCGCAAATCGTTTAGATTCATCCGAAAGCGAGAGATATTCCGTACTGATGTACGAGGTAAACGTTTACTCCAACAAAACTGGCGGGAAAAAAAGTGAATGCCGTTCCATCATGGCAGACATCGACAGGATGATGTATGCGCGTAATTTCACAAGGATTTCCATGTCCCCGGTCCCGAACATGGAAAACGCTTCTATCTACCGTCTTGTTGCCAGATACAGGGCGGAAACAGACGGGGCCACTATTTTCAGACGATAACAGAAAGGAATGATGACATATCGCTATCTCTACCTACAAGGTTTTCCTGATGCATAAAGATACCAGCGCTGCGTCGTGGTCGAAGCTGATCGACATCAAAGAGTTCCCCGATCTGGGTGGCGACCCTGATATGCTGGAAACCACCACGCTTTCCGACAAGATGCAGACCTTCATCGCGGGCATCCAGTCCATGGACGGCCTGTCCTTCACCGCCAACTACACCTTGACCGATTATAAGGCGCTTAAGGCGCTGGAGGGCAAGCAAGAGGATTACGCCGTATGGTTCGGCGGCACTGAAAGTGCGGGAACGCTGACTCCTTCCGGTTCCGACGGCAAATTCAGCTTTAAGGGCGAGTTGTCCGTGTACCCCACTGGAGGCGGTGTCAACGAAGTTGTGGGCATGGCTATCACCATCGCCCCCTCGACCGTAATCAACCTGGAGAACGAATAAGGAGGAAACAGAATATGGCAAAGACGCTTACTGTTAAGGACCCCGTGACTGGCATTGCGTACACCCTGGAATATACCCGGAAGACCGTGGAGCTGATGGAGAAAGAAGGGTTTGTTGCGACCGAAGTCGAAAGCAAGCCCATGACCAGTCTCCCCGCGCTGTTTGCTGGAGCTTTTAAGGCTCATCATCGGTTTGTTAAGCGCGATGTGATCGACAAGATTTACGCGGGCATGCCCAAGAAGGACGAACTGATCGGCAAACTGGTTGAGATGTACAACGACCCCATCATCGCCCTGCTGGACGAGCCTGCGGAAAGCGAGGAAAACCCTACCTGGACGGCGAACTGGTAAACGAGTCGCCGTCGAATAAAGCGGGGGAGCCAATCCCCCGCTATTCCGATAAATTCTATGAGCTGTTTCCATATTATCTGGCCATTGGTATGACCTATAGCCAGTACTGGGACGAGGACTGCGAACTGGTCAAATATTACAGGGAAGCAGCGAAGATTAAACGCGATTTGACAAATCAAACCGCATGGCTGCACGGCGCATACATTTATGAAGCCGTGGCGGACTTAGCACCCATTCTCCGCATGGGCGGCAAGAAAGGTACCAGGCCAAAGCCGTACCGCGATTCCCCATACGACCTGTATGCACAGAGCGAAAAGCCCAAAAAACAGGAGCAAGGCGACAAGAAGGCGCGGTCCGTCATGGAGATGTTTATGATCGCGAACAACAAACGATTCGAACAGGGAGGTGGCAAGAATGGCGGATAATGTGGAAATCCAGGGTATTGAGTTTCAAATTAAGGAAAACAGCGACAGCGCTGTAGCGTCCCTGGAAAAGCTGCAAAATACCCTGGTTCGTCTGAAAACGGCCACATCCGGGGGCGTGTCGGCTCTGCGCACTACTGCCAGGCAGTTGGACTCCCTGAACAAGGCCCTGGAGAACACCAGCGCAGATAAGATTCAGAAGATCCGATCCTTGACCAGCGGGCTGAAAAGTCTGAGTGAGGTCAGCGCCGTCAAAATCTCCAGTTCCGTGCCGAACCAAATCGCCGCACTTTCTACGGCGCTGAGCCAAATCAAGACAACGGACGGCGGCAAACTGATTGCCCTTGCAGACGGTATGCGCCCGCTCTCCGAACTGGGACGTTCCCATCTCACATCGTTTATTAGCCAACTCGGCAAACTCCCGGAGGTCATGCATGAGCTTGATGCGGCGGACTTGGATAAGTTTAACCGCCAAATGAAGGAGCTTGCGGCGTCGATTCGCCCGTTGTCTGACGAGATGCAGCGGCTCGGAACGGGATTTGCTGCGCTACCCGCCAGACTCCAGCGGGCCATTACGATGGTAAACCAGTACAACACCGCCGTGCAGCGCGGGACGCGCAGAACGAGCATGTTCAGCAGAGCTACGGGCATGATTCGGTTCGGAATTTTGTATGCTGGGCTGCGGCGCGTGGTGGGCCTTATCGGAACGGCTATCACGGAATCCAACACGTACCAGGAGGACCTGAACTTGTTCAACGTCGCGCTGGGCAAATACGCAAAGGAAGCGCAGAACTACGCAGAAAAAGTATCTTCTGTGATGGGCATCGACCCGGCGCGGTGGATGCGAAACCAGGGTGTGTTCCAGACGCTTCTGACCGGATTTGGCGATACAGAAGACCGGGCATACACCATGAGCAAAAACCTGACACAGTTAGGCTATGACCTGTCCTCTTTCTTCAACATCTCTATTGAGGACTCCATGCAGAAGCTGCAATCCGGCATTGCAGGAGAACTGGAGCCCCTGCGAAGATTGGGCTATGACCTGTCTGTTGCGCGATTGCAGCAGGAAGCGCTGAATCTTGGTATTACCAAGAGCGTTTCCGCCATGAATCAGGCGGAAAAAGCAGAACTGCGGTACTACGCTATTATGACACAGGTGACTACCGCACAGGGCGACATGGCCCGAACCCTGGAAGCTCCTGCGAACCAGTTGCGTGTTCTAAGAGCAGAAATCACCCAAGTGTCCCGTGCAATCGGCAATCTGTTTATCCCGATTCTGACTAAGGTTCTGCCTTATGTCATTGCGTTTTTGCAAATTGTCCGCGAGTTAGCGAACGCGCTGGCTAAACTGTTCGGGTTTGAGCTTACGGACGTTGACTGGGATGGCGTGAATCGTGGAGCTGTTGCCGCTGGGGAGCTTTCGGACAACATGGATGCAGCGGTAGACGCTGCCAAGGAGTTTAAGCGCTACACCATGGGCTTTGACGAATTGAACATCTTGCCGTCCAACACGGGTTCTTCCGGCAAAACGGATGCTGGCATTACCGGCTCTGGTGGACTCGGGATTAATTTGCCCGAGTACGATTTCCTGGCTGGGGCCGTGAGCAGAAATGTTGAACAGGTTAAGACAAAGCTCAAAGAACTTCTGCCGCTGGCCATTGCTGTTGGAGCGGCTTTTTCGGGATGGTCCATCGCTAAAGGCATTCTTCCTGCGATTACCGCAATCTCCAAAAAGCTTGCAACACTCATTCCCATGGCCGGAACGATTGGTACAGGAATGCTCGCCGCCGGAGTTGGCATGATTATTGCCGGGCTACCGACGTACTTGGTATCTGTATACGACGCCATTAAAAACGGGCTTAATTGGTTGAATGGAGTGCTTATTCCGCTGGGCTCCACCATGGCGGGTGCCGGTGTGGGTGCAATCATCGGGTCGATTGGCGGGCCTATCGGTATGGGAATTGGTGCTCTTATCGGACTCGCCGTCGGCGCGCTGACCGACCTTGCAATCTGGATAGTGCAGAATTTTGGCAATGAAATAGCTGGGTTCTTTACGAGCATTTGGGAATGGTTTGACGGGAAAATCATTCAGCCGGTAGTTAGTGCATTGAGCACTGCTGCAAACTGGGTGTGGGAGAATGTCATTTCGCCGATCATTAAGTTCTTCCGCCCCGTTGCTGAATCAGTGGCGGATGTTGCGACACACATCTGGAATAACGCAGTGGAAATCTTCTCCGGAATCATTGAGGGCGTCAAAACTATCTGGAATAAAATTAAAGAAACCTCCCTAAAAGTCATGGAAGTCCTCGCCGCAGTGGGGACTGCGTTCTACACCTATGTCATCGTACCAGTAACCGGCTGGGTGAAGGAACACGTGGTCGAGCCGCTGAAAAAGGCCGCAACATGGGTGTACGACACGGTCATTAAACCGATAGTTGGCCTTTTCTTGGCAAAGCTCACCTTGATAAGAGATACAGCCGTCAAAATCTTTAAGGGGATTTGGACGACGGTATCCGATTTCGCCTCCGGCATTTTCAAGGGCGTAATCAACGGAATCTTTTCCACGATTGAGCGAACGATTAACGGATTCATACGAATGCTGAATCTGGCAATCGGGCTAATCAACAAAATCCCTGGAGTAAGTATCACGAAAGTCGAGCCGATTTACATTCCGAAGCTTGCCGAGGGCGGTTTCCCCAATGAAGGCCAGTTATTTGTTGCGCGTGAAGCTGGCGCGGAGATGGTGGGCAACATCGGCAGACGGACAGCCGTTGCGAACAATGACCAGATAGTCTCCGCCGTGTCCGATGGCGTGTACCGCGCCGTAATGTCCGCTATGTCCAATAAGGATGGAGTGTCCGGGGATATCAATCTCACTATCAACATGGACGGCGACGTGGTGTATCGCAACGTCGTAAAGAAGAACAAAGAGGCGGTCCGGGCAACCGGCAAATCTCCCCTGTTTGCGTAAGGAGGGCACATGGCAATCATCACGGTAAAAAAGAAAGACGCAACCACTGTGCCGCTCCCTGACCCCAAGTCTTTTTCCTGGGGATTACAGGACGTAGATGCAGACGGTTCCGGAAGAAACCAGAATGGTGATGCGTTCCGCGACAGGGTAGCCAGGAAACGGAAGTGGACCATGGAATGGCCCCCTTTGACTGCTGAACAATGCTCCACAATCCTGAAAGCCGTCACGGACGTATTTTTCCAGGCGACAGGGCCAGACGCGGAGGACGGCACGAACCGCACTATGACGTGCTATGTGGGCGACCGGACTACGCCTATGTATTCTTGCATCGATGGAGAATGGAGATGGGAAAGTCTGTCCATGAACTTCGTGGAGAGGTGACGCCATGTACAATGTCTCCACCGCGTTTCACGCCGCTTTTGCGGATTATGGCCGCGAGATCAAGGCCAAGGTGATTTTCAACGGGCAGACGGAGCTTGACGGGAATTACGTTCAGGAGATCACTGCCACACCGGCGTTTGACTCTTCGGACGGTATTTCCGTCGGCTCTGCCTGTTCCGGGCGGTGCAAAATCCGTATTTTTAAGCCGGATGAGCCGCTGCAATTGTCCGGCGGGTACTTTGTGCCGTATATCGGCATCTACGTTCCTGGTGGTGATACAGGCACAACAGCCATCGCCGGTCAGGCTGTGGCCGGTAAGGCAATCGCCGGTGTAAGCACCGCAGCGTCTGGGGTGGAATATGTCCCCCTGGGCCGATACTACATCCCCGCAGACGGCGTAGAAAATTTGGTGTATGGCTGGGAAATCACCGGCTATGACCAGATGGCATCTTTGACGGAGCAGTACACCCCGCAAATTGAGTTCCCCGCCACACCAGACGCTATGCTGACGGACTTGTGTGCGCAAAGCGGCCTGACTCCCCCAACGGTGACTTTCCCGGATATGACAATCGAGTCTGTGTTTGAGGGGGCCATCCGACAGCAACTGGGGTGGCTGGCTGGACTGTGCGGGCAGTCCGCGCACTTCGACCGGGACGGCAATCTGGTGTTCAAGTGGTATGCGAAAACCACCTTCCAGGTCAGCCGGGAGCAGCAGTACATGTCCGGCCTGACCCGCACGGCAGACGGCCCGTACACGGTATCCAGTCTCACAACCGGCACGGAAGATGAACCCATTACATCCGGCACCGGATTAGGCATCACGTCCACAAACCCCTACATGAACCAGGCCGTTGCAGACCTGATTCAGCCGGAGGTAGAGATATCCTTCCAGCCTTGTGATGTAAAATGGCGCTGCGACCCGTCTGTTGAGGTGGGCGACGTTATCCAAGTGGAGGGCGATACCGGCGAGTGGCTGGATGTGTGTGTTATGCAGCAGGAAATCCACCTGTACGGCGGCCTGTCCTCTACGATGCACAGTTACGCCCCGCAGGACGCGGGTTATGCCATGGAAAGTCCCACAGAGCAGCGAATTAAGCGGGCTTATGAGGGCCTTACCAAGGCCATGCAGAACGCTACGCAAAAGATCATCGGGGCAAAGGGAGGGTATTACGAGCTGACTCTGGACGAACAGGGCTTTCCCATCGGCTGGACCCTGCGAGATACGCCCACCATTACGTCCAATACCCGGATGTGGATTATGTCCACAGGCGGTCTGGGATTTTCCAAGGACGGTGGCAATACCATTTCCGGTGTTGCCTTGACCATGGACGGAGAGATCAATGCAAATGTCATCACCGCCGGGCAAATGTCTGCCGAAAGAGTCACCGTCAACGGCCAGACGCTTTCGGATTTCATCGACGCCAGTATCGATGATGACGGCCATCCTGTGCTGCGTATCGGGTCATCTGCGTCGGAAATCGTCCTGAAGGAATACAACGACAAAATCGGATTCTACGATACGGCCGGCACGTTACTGGCGTACTGGAACAACAACAGCTTTGAGCTGGTGGAACTGAGCAAGTTCCGGTTGGGACCCATGGGCATTGTCGTGCAGCCTAACGGTTCCGTGTCCTTCGTGGGGGTGAATTGATGGCAAGCATTTACGGCGCAAAATCTTCCACCGGCTGGCAATTGCGGCTGGATTACAGCGTATCCCAGAGCATTGCGGACAACAAGTCCACACTGTCTCTTACGCTGTACATCTATGACGGCACCGGCGAGAGCTACAACCTGGACGCCAATAGTTGCTATTACACTCTGCAAGGCACCAAGGTGTATAACCCGTACCGGTACAATTCCAGGGGCTGGTACAAGCTGGGCAGCAAGTCTATCACCGTGGCTCATAACAATATGGGCAAGGGGTCTGTGGGGCTTTCTGCGGACTGGCACAGCGGATTTACGTCATCCTACACGCCGTCCAGCCTGACGGTTTCCGGAACGGTCAATCTCCCGGATATTCCTCGGGCATCTTCCGTTTCAGCATCCGGACTTGTGCTGGGTTCTGCCGGTACACTTGTAGTGACCCGGGCCGTGAGCACTTTTACACACACCATTAAACTCAAGTGCGGCTCTGCGGCACAGGTAACTGTGGCGACAAAATCCAGCGCCACATCCATATCGTATACGCCGCCCTTGGATTGGGCCGCGCAGAATACGTCTGGAATCTCCGTAAACATCGCGGCGGAGATCACCACCTACAACGGGGACGCCGTGGTGGGCACCAATACGACCACCCTGACGGCATCCATCCCTGCATCGGTAAAACCCACCCTGTCCGTAAGTCTGTCCGACACCTCCGGGTATCAGCCCACATACGGCTGGGTGCAGGGCAAGAGCGCCCTGAAAGCCACGTTTTCCGCTGCTGGGTCTTACGGCAGTACCATCAATGCCAAGTCTCTGACCATCGGCGGAAAATCCGCCAGCCCTGACGGGGCGAACGCCCTTACAGGAAGCGGCGCAATGGCCGTTGTAGCCACCGTCACGGACAGCAGAGGGCGCACGGCATCTGTTACCCAGAACATCACCGTAAACGCGTACAGCGGCCCAGTGGTCCAGGATTTGACCTTTGTGCGCGGTTCTTACACGGGAAGCGTGTGGACGGAAAATTCCATGGGCGCAGATATCAAACTGACGTTCACACTGTCCCTCCAGCTGGCCGGAAACAAGGCGTCTGTGGAGATCACCGGCGCGCCCACGCTGACCGACCAGACCAGCGGTGCAAAGACCGTATATTTGGTGCCTTTTGGTACTGACACGACCAGTGTTGTACAGATCAAAGCTACGGATTCCCTGGGTACCACGGTAACGCGGGAAATCACCATTCCCACCGTTTCGGTGCCCATGAACATGAGATTTACCCTACCCGGGGTATGCTTCGGCGGCGTGGCGGAACACGAAAAGGTGGTAGAGTTCAAGTGGCCCATTCGGTATTTGGGGAAAGCTCTATTGGACTACCTCCACCCCGTCGGCAGCATCTACCAGTCTACGGACCCCACATCCCCAGCAGACCTGTTTGGAGGTACCTGGGAGCAGATCAAGGACGTGTTCCTGCTGGCGGCTGGTGATTCTCACGCAGCGGGGGCTACCGGCGGCGAGGAGGAGCACATCCTGACGGCGGCGGAGATGGCCAACCACACCCACGGCTACGATTACACGGGCCAGAGCGACGCTACCGGAACCGGGGCCATCAAGATCGTGTCTCCCGGCAGCACCGCCAACGCTTACACGGGCAAGGCCACGTCTAACTGCGGCGGCCAGGCCCACAACAACATGCCGCCGTACCTGGCCGTGTACACATGGCGCAGGACGGCATAAGGAGGGAGTATATGCCCGAAATTAAAATCAAAGTCCGCGACAAGTGCGCCGAGGGCGAGGGCGTGATTATCTGCAACAACAGCGACTACACGGTGGTGTGGGACCTGGACGGGGAATGGACGCCTTACGACACCAAGACCATGCGAGTGAACCTGGCAGACGGCACCTATCAGGACGTGGTGTTCACCGGAGACACTGCGACCCTGCCGGTGCTGACTGCATCCGGCTGGGTGTCCGTGGGCTTGTATGCCGGAGATATCCACACGTCCCGGGCGGCCCGGCTTCTGGCGCTGTCCTCCGTGCTTACTCCCGGCGGTTCCCCTGCCGCCCCGGCAGAGGACGTATATGCTCAAATCATGGCCAAACTCAACGAGCTTTCTACCGTCTCCCCGGAGGATATCGCCAAAGCCGTGGAGGACTACCTGACGGAGCACCCGGCGGCCTCTGCGTCCATGCGGGTGGAGGGTGGCTATATCCAGTTCTCCGGCGATGGGAAAACCTGGGAAAACGTGATTGCCCTGGCCGATCTCAAGGGTGCGCCGGGCTCTCCCGGCTCTCCTGGTTCTCCCGGCAAAGACGGCCTAACCCCGCATATCGGCGACAACGGCAATTGGTATCTGGGCGACACTGATACCGGCAAACCTGCACGCGGCGCACCCGGCGCAAAAGGAGACCCCGGCAAGGATGGTGCGGGGATGAACGTCACTGGCGCAACCGTCGGGCAGATCGCCAAAATCACAGCGGTGGATACAAATGGCAAGCCGACCGCGTGGGCACCGGTGGATATGCCCGCGGGTGGGGGCGGAGATGAGTGGGAACTAATCAATACAATTAGCATCACGGAGCCAGTCCACGCAATTGATATCACGATAGATAGCAATGGCGATGCGTTTAGCCTAAAAAAAATCCTCATATATTCTCCGTTGGGGCTAAAGGCGGACGACAATTCGCAAGTTTTCATCGAGCTGTATTCCGGTGCGTCAACTGCAATGAGTTTCAGCTCTATGAACAACGCCGTTGAGAAATCCCCTAAAGCACTATTTGCAGAATTTGATGTAGTCGGCAGTTTTTACAGGGAATATTTACTGACATCAACATATCACCTTGAAGATGTTATGTCGCAGGATGTAGGCCTCATGCTCTCCAAGAACAAAGGGCCTATCACAAGAATCAATATTTGTCTACAATATAACTATGTATTTACAAATGGCGAATTCCAAATATACGGAGTGAGAGAATGAAAATCTATGAAAACGGCGTAATCCGCGACATGACGCCCGAAGAAATCGCAGAAATGCAGCAGAACCAGCCGGACACCGTGCCGGAGGAGCTGACAATCGAAAAGAAGCTTGAACTGATGCTTGCGGCAATCCCGGAGGAGCCGATGCCGGACAGCGAGCCGAAGCTGGGCTATAAGTGGCAGCCTATGTACACGCCGTCCAGCGGATTTGCGTGGGAGCTTGTAGAGGACCCGACGGCACTGGGCACACAGAATAATCCCCGCTACTGGGTAATCGGCTTGGCAGTACGGCTTGGCCACTACTACACCACGGACGGCCAGAGGCTGAAAGTGGCGGTGAATGAGGGCGTGCCGGAGAGCTGGGATGATGCAGCATATTTTGAGGGGGCGACGTAATGGCCCTCACCAAGGTAACTTATGTGGACAATCAGACGGTTATCGATGCCGCCCAGCTGAATGCTATCCAGGATGAGGTCATCCGGGTGGCGGCGAAGGTGGATGATGGCGGACTGGTAGGTCCGGCCGGCCCGCAAGGCCCCAAAGGCGACACCGGCGATACCGGCCCCCAGGGCCCCGCTGGCCACACCCCGGTGAAGGGCACGGACTACTGGACGGCAGCGGACAAGGCGGAGATGGTAGCTGACGTGATAGCGGCCCTGCCGGATGGGACGGAGGTGAGCTACTGATGGCAAAGAAGCTCTACGAGGAGGCCAGCGTCCAGGCCATCGCAAACGCTATCCGGGCCAAAAACGGCAGCACGGCCACCTACAAGATCGCCGATATGGCCGATGCCGTTATGGCAATCGCTCCGTTACAGCCCGCCGTGGAGGAGTATCAGCAGATGAACGCCACGGCTGCGGCCTATCTGACTGCGGCGGAGGCCGCTTATACGGATACCAACGGCGACAGCGTAAGCGTGCTGGACAGCTACACGGGGGCCAGCGGAATCAAGGATGCTCCGCTGGGCAAAGCGCTCACGATGCAGGGGGGAACGCGTTACCAGCAGGATGAGACCACCGGCATCGGGGGAAAGCTCAACAATATCCTGGGAGGGGAATCCGTGATCTACAACGCAGTCCCCGGGCACGTCCTCCGCTACATCGTGAAAGGCAGCGGAGGGGATGTAATCGACAGCGGGCGCGTGAAGCCGACCGGAACAGTTCGCATGATGAAGTTTATCGGCTATGTGAAAAACTGCCGGGACCTCGGTGGATGGGCATGTGACGGAGGCACCGTCAGGTATGGGCGGATGTATCGTTGCGCCGCACCGGGTGCAGCGGAATCCGCAGATGCCAATATCGCCCAAAATGCAAATATCCGCTACCACTTTGATCTGCGGGATAACGCGTCTCTGGAAAGCTCCCCGTTTGGGAGCGAGGTGTATTACAAGCGGTATCCCCTGTCGGCCTATTACAGCGACCTTGTTGACCTGACGAAATCCCATTACGCAGAGATGGCCGCACTTCTGCGGGCGGTGTTCGATGTGGTCATCCACGGGAACGGGGTGATCTATCACTGCTCACTGGGGCGGGACAGAACGGGGACCCTGTCGTTCATCCTGCTTGCGCTGCTTGGCGTTTCCAGAAAGCACATGGACATGGACTATGAGCTTTCGGGCTTTTCCTCTCTCTCGGATGCCGGAACGCCGCAGAAGCGGACCTCGGCCAACTACACCGGCCTGGCCAATTATTTCGCGTCATTCGGAAAGTCCTCCCTCCGGGATAATGTCGTGAAGTGGGCATTGAAATCCGGATTGACGATCGACGAGCTGAACGCATACCGTTCAGCAGCCATAAACGGAACGCCCGCCGCGCTGAATGCCTCCGACTACGTTACGCAGTATACTCTGACGCAGCATCTGACGGACTGCACAAGCAATGCTGCGGGGACGGAAATCAGCGAAGGCGCGGCGCTCAGCGTCACGATTACCCCCAATGCCGGGAAGAAACTCGGCAGCATCTCGGTCACCATGGGCGGCACAGATATCACGGCCACGGCGGTGTCCGGCAGCACTGTCCATATTGCAAGCGTGACCGGGAACGTCGTTATCACGGCTGTGGCGACTGCGGCGTATACAAATCAGATCCCCATTTCGACGGACGCCGGCGGGGCGGTATTCAACGGCGTCGGATACCAGCAGGGATACCGGCTGAGCAGCTCTGGTAGCCCGTCCCCGCAAGCATCGACATACATTACCGGATTCATCCCGGTCCATTCCGGGGACAAGGTACGATTTGAGGGGATGAACCTGAAGGAGGGGTCGGCCGCTATCAACGAACAACGCATCGCATTTTATGATGCGAACAAGGCGATAATCACAGCCCCGTATTGGAAGGATACGGGAACGAATACCATGTCGGGCGGGTATCTTGCCAGCCTCACGGTTCCGGCCTATTCCGGCAAGACAGTGGCCTTTGCACGATTCGGATGCTACTGGATCGATTCGCATTCGATCATTACGGTAAATGAGGAAATCGGGTAAGTCTGACGATGAATCACGCCGCCCAAGGCGGCAGGAAAGGAGATTTTACATGAAAGAAAACACGATCAAGGCCGCGCTGGCGGCTGCGCTGGGGGCGCTGTGCGCTTACGGCATTCAGCTGCTGGTGCCGGTGCTGGTGCTGCTGGTGGTGATGGTCCTGGACTACATCACCGGCATGACCAAGGCATGGAACGCCGGGGAGCTGTCCTCCCGGGTGGGACTGTGGGGCATCCTGAAAAAGGTGGGCTACCTGGTCATCGTCGGGGTGGCCTGCGTGGTGGACTGGCTGCTGCGCTACGGGGCGGACAGCCTGGGCTGGAACTGGCCGGTGGACTTTTTGTTTGCCAGCATCGTCATCATCTGGCTCGTAATTAATGAGCTGCTGTCCATCCTGGAGAATGTTTCGGCCATTGGCGCACCGGTGCCGGGCTTTTTGCAGGCCCTGCTAAAAAAGCTGAAGGTACACACTGAGGACACGGCAGAGGAGAACCTGCCGGGAGAGGAGAATAGCGATGAGTAAGAAGGTCTACATTAGCCCCAGCGACCAGGTGAGCAACGCTTACGCCTGGGGCAACACCAACGAGCACGTCCAGTGCCAGAAGATCGCCGAAGCGGAGGCGGCAGCCCTGCGCCGCAGCGGCGTGGAGGTGCAGGTGGCGGCTCTGGGTTCCACCATGGCCCAGCGCTGCGCCCAGTCCAACAGTTTCGGTGCGGACGTCCACAACTGCGTCCACACCAACGCCTGCAACGGCAAGGTCATGGGCACCCGGCTGTTCTGCTACGCCATCCCCGGCAAGGGGTATGACGCCTGCAAGGCGGTGTTTGCGGAGCTGGCCCCGCTGACGCCGGGAACGTCCGAGAACGTGCAGAAGAACCCCAACCTTTACGAGGTGCGGATCCCGGCGGCTCCCACGGTGTACTGTGAGTGCGAATTCCACGACACCGCCGATGGCGCCAAGTGGATCGTGGAGCACACCACGGAGATCGGAGAAGCCATCGCCAAGGGCCTGTGCAAGTACCTGGGCGTGACCTTCGTCCCGGCTCAGACGCAGAAGCCTGCCGAAGAACCCAAGGCCGACGCCGAACAGGTGCTGTACCGGGTCCAGGTGGGAGCCTTCGCCGTCCGCGCCAACGCCGACAGGATGCTGGAAAAGCTGAAAGCGGCGGGGTTTGCCGGGTTTGTGGTGAAGGGAAAGAAGTAAGAAACATTCTGGACGGCGGGGAGTGATGTAACGCCGCGCTCCCTGCCCGCGCATTGCGCCCGCACGCCCACGGCTTCTATTTTTCCATGGATAATAGTCGCAAAGCCGTTCGGTACTACATTTCCAACATGGCTCCTAAGAGAGCTTTGGAATTTGTCCAATCTTTCGATTTGCCAGAAGATGAGGAATCGTGCATTATTTTGTGCGATATCCGCCGAAAGTCTTATATCCAAGTTTCCAACGCGCTTCACGTCTCGCCGGAAAGCGTCAAGAGAAACCGCCGCAGGGCATTGTCGAAAATTGTTGACGCGCTGACAAATCAATAGACCTCACCTGGACATGATCGCCCATTCAGAGACCTTTTACAGGCCATCTGAATGGGCGATTTTTTTGTACCATATAAGCAAAGGAGGGCTGGCTATGTACGGATTCAACAACCAATATCAGCAGGGATACGGTGCCCCATACATGGGGCAATACGGGCAAGCATCACAGCAAGCGTGCCAGATTACCAGAGTAAACGGCAGAAACGGGGCAGACGCGTTCCGCATGGCACCTAACAGTTCCATCTTACTCCTGGACGAGAATGACCCGGTTGTGTGGCTCAAGGTCAGCGATGGGGCGGGGTATTGTACTGTTACTCCATACAGCATTGCTCCGTATCAAGACCCCGCAAAGGTAGATGTTACCAGTTTGGAAGAACGCGTGAAAAGATTGGAGGAAATGCTAAATGCCAAATCCGATGATTCAGATGCTCCAGCAAAACGCAAAAAGCCTGAATAACCCTCTCGCAATGTTGATGGAGTTCCGCAAGTTCGCGGCTGGTATGACCCCGCAGCGGGCAAAGGAACAAGTGGAACAAATGCTGCAATCGGGAAAGATGAACCCGCAGCAGTTCCAGCAGCTCCAGCAGCAAGCCAAGGAGTTTATGAGATTCCTGAAATAAGCCGGTGCGCAACGGTTTATTATAAAAATTTCAAGAAAGGAGTTTTGAAATGGACAACTATTCCCTCTCTGATCTTCGGGCCGCTGTTGATGGCGGCAATGACAATTGGGGGGGCGGCGCGTGGTGGATTATCATCCTGTTCCTTTTCGTCTTTATGGGCGGAGGCTGGGGGATGAACCGGCAAGGCGAATTTGGCCAGTATGCCACCGCTTCGTCTCAACAGGAAATCCTTTTCGGCCAGCAGTTTGGCCAGCTGAATGACCGTCTGACCAACGTGGGCAACGGCATCTGCAACTTGGGATACGAAATGCAGGGCAATGTCGGGCAGTTGGGCAAAGAAATGGCCCTGGCGCAGAACGGTACGAACATGGCCATTATGCAGACCGGAAACAACATTCAGTCTCAGATGTCGGAGTGCTGCTGCACCACGCAGCGGGCTATTGACAGCGTCAACGCCAACATTGACGCCAAGTTTGCTGCCCTGGAGAAATCTCAGCTGGAGGGCCGTATCGCCCAGCTGGAACAGGCCAACAATCAGCTGTTTATCAGGGACCAGCTGTGCGGCGTAGTGCGTTATCCCAACGGATACACCTACAATGCAGGCCCCTCTCCGTTTTGCGGCTGCAATAGCGGCTGCAACAACATCTGATTTCCGGGAAGCGAGATAAAGTGACGCCCTATTTGGCGAGGCATGCGGGGCGGCATTAGTCGCCCCGCTATTTTTGAATGGACAAAAATCAGCCCGATTAGAAAGGAATGATTCTATGAGTAAATCTGCAATCTATACCACTAACACAACCGACGCAACCGTCCCGGTTGACGGCATCATCCCTGTTGGGAATACTACCCGCCGGTACGGCTGCAACATCAAGCAAGACGGCAATGCTATTACACTGTGCGGACAGGGGTATTACCTCGTCAACGTCTCCGGCACCTTGTCTCCCTCGGCGGCTGGAACCGTGTCTATCACCGCGCAAAAGGACGGCGTTCCGATTATCGGAGCGACGGGGGCCCAGACCGCCGCCGACAACGGCACTGTTAATATTGGCATTTCTGCCATCGTCCGCAATGCTTGCGGGTGTGAAAGCTCTATTCTGTCCCTGGTCCTGGGCGGCGTTGCGGCAGTTGTAAACAACATGGCCGTCACCGTCGAGAAGCTGTAAGGGGTGCAACATGAAGGACGACCTGAAAGAATACAAGCAAAAACTGGAAAAAGAACTGTCTGCGTACATGGAACTGCCTGTGTCCGAACGCTCTGCTGCTGCCGTCCGAGGAATGGCGGAGTGCTGGGAACAGGTCGATAAACTCGGTAAATGTATGTGCGGATCCGCTGATTTTTCCAAAGAGGATGCTAAAGCATGGAATACCGACATGAAAAATGATGACGGCACCACCGGCGGGCATTGGACTGTTCAGCAAACCACCCCCCTCGCGGCCAACGCTGGTGTCGTGTTTGCGCACATCACCGAGGATGACTGGAACGTAGCCATGAATATGATGTATTCGGACTACTGCTCCGTGGCGGCAAAGTATGGCGTAAACAAGCCTGAGTTCTTTGCGGATATGGCCAAGGCATTCCTGTTTGACAAGGACGCGAAAGGCCCGAAAGAAAAGCTGTCTGCCTACTACCACGGAATTGCGGCGGTGTAATTTGTTAGTAACCAGTTAGTAACTGACGCGGGATATAACGGGATTTTGCAATTTCCCACGCAAAAATATCCGCATACCTCTGTTAAATCCCGCATAATGCCGCACAATACCGAATGTTTGCTATTGGGCTATAATTGACGTGCATGGGGTCACAGGTTCGAGTCCTGTACCGCGCACCAAGAAAGTCCCAGTTTCGTATGAAACTGGGACTTTTTCGTTGCTTTTGCCGAAAAAAAGTTGCGCAATTCTGTAGACTGCTTTTTCTTGTTAGTAACGTGTTAGTAACGCACTATTTTTTATCAGCCGTGTCTACAGCTGCAATCAGCTCAGGAATGTCTGTGTGGACATAAATATTTGCCGTTGTGGAATAGTCGGCGTGGCCCAATATTTTTTGTAAAATCTCCGTGGCCATGCCTGATCTTCTGGCCCAGCTGGCGTAGGTGTGCCGGGTGGCATGCGGAGTTTTCCGTTCGATCTTGAGCTTTTCCAGTAACGGGTAGTAATCTCGCCGTCGGAAATTTGCCGGTACCTGTTGGCCGGTATAGCCGGACAGCAAGAGCGTCCCCTTCGCCCTGGCGGCAAAGTATGCAAAGTATGCCCGGCCCTCCGGTCTGATGGGGATGGCCCGGTTGCGCCCGGCGGCGGTCTTTTCTCCCCCGATGACATAGGTTTCGTGATAGTCGGCCAGCGGGAGACCGAAAAGCTCCCCGATTCTCATGCCCGTGTAAATTAGCATCAGGATAATTTTTGCGGTGTCGCTTCCGTTTTTCTCCAGTTTCTCAATCTCCGAATCGGAGAAGATTTCCTTTTCTTTTTTCACGTTTTCTGGCAGATGGATAAATTTTGCAAAGCTTGTCGTGGCAATTTCTTCCCGGATGGCCCATGCGGACATCTGCGTAACAAGCTGCTTGTACTTACTGCATGTGCTGTGGGATTTATCCACATATTTGTCCATGACCGCCTGAAAGTCTGCTGTCCGCAAGCTGCGGAATCTTGCATCGTGGAGCGGCTGGAACACGTCAAAGGCCCGGTTATATGACTCCACCCCACGGGGGCCTATTTCCTTATAATGTTCCTCTTTCCAGGCTTCAAATACTTCCCTGAAGGTCATATTATACCGCTCTGTCAAATCCTTCCCCGCCAAGCGCTCCAGAGCCTCCAGCGCGTCTTTGCGCGTGGGGTAATACCCTATAATCACTTTACTTTTTGCCGCCACCCACGGGCGGCTCCTTCGGCCTTGCAGTTTATAAACCGTGCCGGATCCGTTGGGCCTCTTGATGGCCCTGCGGGATTGTTTGGATTGCCGTTTTCCGCAAGATGGGCAAAACAGAGCACCATCCGGCAAAACCCCACCGCACTTAACGCAGTTCATTGTATCCTCCTTTATATTGTGACATGGCCGCCCCATGTGGGACGGCCTTTTTTCACACTTTTTTGCGCAGGGCCATAGAGATGATGACCGATGAGGCTATCACCGCAGTGACAGCTACGACAATAACAAACCACGCCACGGCGGTAGGCTGTCCGTTGCGGATAAGCCCTTGAGCCGTGATTTGCGAGTCAATAAACAAGTACGCCACCAGGCACATGGCCAGCACGGCGCACATACCAAGCAGAACGAAGATAACCGGCTTGCGAGTGCGCATTTGGTCCTTCTGTATGGCGTTTACTTCTTCCAGCCTTTTTACGTTGCCGGACAAATGCGCGTTTTCCAGCTCCAGTTGATGTATCCTGGCCTGCATAGATTCCGGGTGATCTATAGGCTTGTCCAACCCGAACAGTTCGTCAAGCGACAGATCCAGCACCATGCACATGGCGACCGAGTTGTAGAGCTTCGGGTCCATTTGTGATCCGTCCAGGAGCTTTGACACGGCGGACTTTGACACGCCGGACAGATCTACAATGTCGTTGATGGTGTACCTTTTCTTTTTCTTTGCCTCACGAATCCTTTTTGGGTATTGCTCAATGTTTTCCGCAATTTCCTGCAATGCAGACATGGTTATTCGCCTCCATAAAGTAGATTTCACCTGTGGCGGGACAGAATCTCAAGCGCGGGGACCATTTGCCCTATATCGGTCGCACGGTTCCCCGGATTGCGCGTGGACAGGGTTTCGCAGAACTGCTATGCTTAAAACGTAGCAGACAACAGCCTGATGGGCTATCTGCTATATCGGCCCTGCCGCCCGGTGCGGGGGTGGCAGGGCCGATATAACCCAAGATCTATCCCTTTGTTGCCTATTATAGGGCAACGCGGTATGCAATATTTGTCCTATTTGGGGGAATAGGTGAAAATAATTTTTTACGAGGGGGAAATAAATCGTGTGTTTTTGCGAAAAGTATGATATAATAGAACAAATGGACGAGTGCAGCAAGCGAGAACTATTCATATCCGCTGTCCAGACACTCACACAGGAAGAACAAAGACGATTATGGAAGGAGTTAGAAAAACATGGAATTATCAAACGCAAAAGTCCTGATTGCATCTGACGGAGAAAAGACATTCGTCCTCGTAAATGGAACACCGCTTATCGGAGATAAGGTTGACTTTAAATCTGATATGTGCGGTGTCCGGCTCAGCGTGTCTAACGCACTGCTTACGCCTAACCTGGATAAAGCCAGTGACTTCGCCGCATTTGTGAAGAACAAGTTAGGTTATGACCTGTCCGTCATGTAAATCCCACATGAGGACGGTTTCCGGGTCTTGATGGTCCATGTAGGCAATGCCCGCATCCATCAGGATAACACCACCAAAAGGCGAATACTCGGCATATCCGGCAGCACAAATCTCCTGTAACCCATCCTTTATTGCTTCTGGAATCGGCATGAAGAATGTGGAGTTTTGCTTCGACTGCCCGTATGCCCGGCGCTGGCAGTAATGCGTGTAGAGAGCTGCCAGCGCCTTTTTTGCGCTCCTGGTCAGCTCAATGCCCATCGTTGCGCCTCCTCTGCTGTATTTCCACAAGTTTCTGCATTGCTTCCAAAATTTGGCCATCTGTCCACTGTTCAACCTGTTTTTCCCAATCTTCCATCGTCAGCGTCTCGCCATCGGCGGGACGCTCTTTTTTTATGGCCAGATCATCGGCTTCTGCAAGGAACGACTCCGGAGATACGCCGAAATAATCTGCGATTTTCCTTATCGTCGTTGACCTTGGCACCGCTCCATTTTTCCACAGCGTTACCGACCCAGACGACAGCCCAAGCGCTTTTGCCACGGCATTTGGTGATACCTCTCGTTTTGCGCACAGGCCAACAAAGACTGACCAGAACATAAAATTACACTCCTGAAAATTGTGAGATTCTCCAAAAGTGAGAAATGTGAGATTTTGTACTTTACAAAATGAGATTCCTGAGGTATCATATAGGCAAGCCCCAGAAAAAAGAGTACAAAAACACCAGCCCCCCATAACAGCGGCTTTAACAATTTCTTTTGGCAGAGTCATTGTAACGCGGTTTGGGCGGCGTGTCAAGTATGAAGTCTCACGTTTGTGAGGCCCGGGGCAATGACTGCGGCGGGGATAGAAAAACCGCCTGCGGGCTGTTTCCGCAGACGGTATTCCCCCAAATTTGTTCACCAAAACACCCTTGCAACCTTCCGCACTGTCGGCGTGAGTTTGATACCTGCTTCACTGCATGACCCGACAGTTGCAAGCTGCGTTTTTTTACACGCTTCACTGCGTGGACGCTTGCCGGTTCT